TGATCTTAAAAAATTACGTTCCAAAAAGAAAAAACGTAAAAAGAAATGAAACTAACCACTCGCCAAAAAAACAAGCTGAAAGAACATTCAGAACACCATAGCGATACGCATATGGAATTTATGAAAAGACGCATGAGAGCAGGAGATTCATTTACTGTCGCTCATAAAAAAGCACAAGCGAAGGTAGGAAAGTAATGCCACGCAAAAAAGGAGTCAGTTTATCAGTTGGAAGAGGGGAAAAGTCCAAAAGAGGTGGACTGACTGCTAAAGGACGAGCAAAATATAATAGAGCTACAGGTAGTAATTTACAAGCACCAGTGACAGGAAAGGTTAAACCTGGTAGTAAGGCAGCTAAAAGACGAGCATCTTTTTGTGCGAGAATGAAAGGAGTTAAAGGTCCAATGAAAGATAGTAAAGGCAGACCTACAAGAAAAGCATTAGCATTAAGGAGATGGAAGTGCTGACATGACTTATTCAATTCCTGGTCCAATTAGAACCAATATAGTTTCTTCTACTTCAGCAGGAGGAGATGATAGTCCTTTCACTAGAACTAGAGCAGTTTTGGACATGATGAAAGGATGGGAAATAATGAAAGCTGTTACTGAAGGTACTGACTATCTCAGACAAAACAGCGAAGCATTTTTACCGCTAGAACCAAGAGAAGACTATGACGCTTATCTTGCAAGGGTAAACAGAGCAGTATTTAGTCCTTTTACTCAGAGATTAATAAGAGCAGCAACAGGATTAGTTCTCCGTAAACCTATAACGCTAACAGGTGATCCATACTGGACTGAAATGTTCAAAATGGACGTTGACGGCTGCAAGTCAGATTTAGATGAATATGCAAGAAGAGTATTAATGTGTTCGTTAACTTATGGTCAAAGTCATATCCTTGTTGATTATCCAGCACCATCAGGAGCAAGAAGTCTAGCTGAAGAAAGAGCACAAGACCGCAGACCATACTGGATAGAGATAGACCCCACTAATCTTTATGGCTGGCGATTAGATAGAGAAACTAATTATGGTAATTTGGTACAAGTGAGATTAGCCGAAAGAGCAGTGTTGCCAAGTGGTCAGTTCGGGGAACAGGTATTTGATCAGATTCGAGTAATAGAACCAGGTAGGTATAGAGTTTTCCGTAAAAAAGAACAACTAGAGGAGATGTATGATGTTTCTGATAACAGTTCTGTAGGTGAATTTGAAGTAGCTACAACAGACAAAGATTATAAACAGGTTGAATCTGGTAATTTCTCCCTTGGTGAGATACCTTTAGTAACTATTTATTCTGGGAAAACAGATAATTTAGTAAGTAAACCACCTTTATTGGATATTGCTTACTTAAATCTTGCACATTTTCAAAGACAGGCTGATTTAATACATAGTTTGCATGTTGCATCCCAACCAATGCTAGTGATGGAAGGATATGATGACCAGACTAAAGATTTAGCTATATCTGTTAATTATGCGATGGCAACTCAACCAGGTAATAAAGTTTACTATGTAGAACCAGCTAGTAGTGCTTTTGATGCTCAATCTGCTGAAATTAAGGAATTACAAATGCAGATGGCAACTTTAGGCATCAGTACACTATCACAACAGAAGTTTGTAGCTGAATCCGCAGATGCTAGACGATTGGACCGAGTAGACACTAACTCCATGCTCGCAATGGTATCTATGGAACTAGAACAAAAACTTCAAAAGGCTTTCAACCTCTCGGCTGAGTATGTTGGAATCGAACCACCCGAAGTAAAAATCAGTAGAGACTTTGACATCGAAAGATTAATAGGGCAGGATATTACAGCCTTAACATCACTATTCGATCAGCAAGTCATTGATAGAGAGGAGTTTAGGGATATTCTTGTACAGGGCGAGGTGTTACCTAACGCTAATGAGGTCAAACCTGAATAAGCTGCTAGAATATTAGATAAGTACTTTAAAACTATGGCTAAATCTTTGGACAAGGTTCTTCAATCTGATGGATCTTATAAGTGGGAACTTGTAGAACACGCTTCTGAGGCATCAACAGAAAAGGCGAAGAAACCCGCAAAGAAAGCAGTCAAAGCTGAAACTACTACAAAAACATCAACTGAAAAGTAATTTATGGCAATCGAAGAAAAAGTAATTCAGCCTGAGTCCGTGACCAATGCTGAACAGCCCGTGGCTGACACTCCTTCACAACCACAAGCACCAAACCTAGATGCTATCAAAGCAGAGTACGAGTCACAGGTAGCTGCTGCTCGTAAAGAAGCTGCTGAAGCACAGGAAAAGTTTCAGGGAATCAAGAGCAAACTGGACGAAGTTTACAAACAAAGAGAAGAAAAACGAACCAAAGAATTGGAAGATCAGGGTCAATGGAAAACTCTTTGGGAAGAAGCCAATAAAACTGCCCAGGAAAAAGACCAGCAGATAATGACTTTATCCCAACAGTTAGAAGAAATGAAAACTTCTAATGAAGTTGCATCTACAAGAACTACAGCACTGGCAGCTATCAGTAATCTTGGAGCGATAAATGCAGAACAAACTCTGTCATTGTTACAGGGAAAGTTACAAAAGAACGCTGAAGGTAAAGTAGTTGTTCTAAATGGTGGAGTAGAGCAAGATCTTAATACCTATATCAGCAGTCTCAAAAACCCTGGTAGTGGTTGGGAACATCATTTTAAACCAAGTAGTGCTGCTGGTATGGGTGCAAAACCAAGTCCAACATCAAATGCTGGCGGAGGTCAGGTAAACCCCTGGAAAACGGGCAATCTCACTCAACAAATGAT